ATATATCCTTTCTGCCATGTGTTTATAATCCCTTCGGTCTCTTCCTTGACTTAACACGGCTGTTTCTTCGTATATCCTCTATTGAGTACCTGAGAGCCGCCATGGCATCGTCAAAGAACGGCACAGGCTCATCGGTGTACTCGTTTGTCTTCTGGTCAAGCTGCCATTTCCACTGTCTGATCTCGTCATATGTGTTTGTGCAGCTATAATGTATATGTATCTTTGGTATCTGCTTCAAATAATCTATCTGTGCATGTACGCTTCCCGGCTCCTTTAGGACTCCTCTGGCTCTCTTATATCCGGCTTTCTGCCACATCTTGATTCTGTCCGGCTCTGCTGAATCACAGTACATATTTAGCTTTTTATCAAACTGCTTTTCAGCTGCCATCTGTATGATCTCGTTCGTGTCTTTCTCGTACACATAGAGTTCTTTGCAGATGTACAATTCACCATCCTTGAAAGCCACCTCAAGCAAAGCATTTGCATGGTTAAATCCAAAATCCTGTGCATTCACTACATAATCGAAGTTGCTGTGATCTGTGTTAAAATCCTCAACAACATAGTTTGTAAGGATAAGGCCACCAACTTCGCCCCACTCCCCAAGTCCATAGACCCTATATCCCTCAGGATCCACCTTCTTACGTCTCTCCATTCTTGCCCTGTATGCCGCATCAATAAATCTGTTGTTGACATAGTTGCTTGAATGTGTCAGTACATTCTCGTCCTCAATATCAAAGAAGTTTTTCTTTATCCAGTGGGTAGCTGATACAGGGTTAAATGTCATCTTGATCTGATAGAACTGCCCTGGTGGCAGCTTACCTCTGAGACGGTCGTCTATAATCTCAAAATCACTCTGCATAAGCTCCGTAGCCTCTTCTATCCATACATCCGTGAGCTTTCCACGCTTAAATGTGATAGATTTCAGCTTTTCACGCTGCTTATCATCATTTACCCCTCTGAATATGATCTGGTTACAATTTGCCTTGCATTCGATCATGAGCGGGTTCTGCTTGATGGTCCAGTATTTCTCATATTTATCACCGAACATACGAAAAATAGCACCCTGCAATTCTGCAAAAGTGCTATCTCTGTTTGTTATATCTGATTTTCTTACACATAATAAATTCCTGCCTGGATCCTGAAGGAGCCTGAGTATATAGTTTGTGGCTGTGTCAACACTTTTCCCGGATCCAGCCGAGCCTTTCATAACTATATATCTTCTCTTGCTCCTGTTCACTTCCTTAAATGCAGGATTAAGCTCAACTTTAATGTTCATCGTCTGCCATATCCTCCACTTCTGAATTATCCAGAGGTGTTTCATCACCATACGACACATTTATATTCAATGTCATATCTTCGCCCTCGGTATTCAGATTGATAATATCCTCCGGTCTCTGCCCCACTGTATCCCTGATGAACTCAGCACTGGCAATTGAACCTTTGAGGGCTTTCTGAACTTGGGCTATGAGTATAGCGTCCTGGACTGTGATATTCTTGCCCTTTATATCTGCTATGTTCTTTATCTTGTCGATATTGACCACAGCGCCTTTATGCAGGCTCATGGACAGGATAGTCTCAAAGGTATCTTTCATCTGCTTCTTTGCAGCTCTTGTCTTACCTGATTTGACGCCGCCTTTCTTGCCTGCTTCCTGAAGCTCTTCTTTTGTCATGTCCTTAAAGCTCTTTCCCATCCGTTTCACCTGCCTTTCATATAATCTAAAAAAGTACAAAAAATGGAGCCTTGCTGTTATAGCAAAAGCTCCAAATATAGTAATAGTCAACCGGAATTGAACCGATGCCTCGTCAGTGGCTACTGCCATACATCAACACGTTCTGCCAGCCTAAACTATCTTCTATTACTATTATTATCATACCATGCTCTATTTACCATTTCAACCAACGCTTTTTCCTTGCTGGTCAATCGTGCTGCCCCCTTATCTGAATCATTCTCACTATGAAAATAACCATGATGTGTATGTGGCTTTAATCCCTTATGTGGATGATCTAAATGTATTGTTTTGGTGCGTTTTCCATCACTGTCAAAATAGGTGATATCTGTGGGGCCATCTTTTCCAACAATCGCATACACTCTTCCTTTTGTCATTGTCTCCATTAGTGGTTCTGATTGCCTATTGGTCTTTTTTATAAACTTCACATTTCCAACTGTGAGTAATGATTTGTATTGAGAACCATACTTTTTACCTTTACCACTTATTCCGCTACTCGCACCACGTCCGCCCATTATTTTACCTTTCTTATCTATTTACACCTTATTCTTCGCTGGCTTATATGAATATTCATATCCATACTTCTTTGCGTTTCTGCTGAGCCACTTACTGAGATCCGCATCATAGTTGTCACTACTTACCTTGACGCTATGAATGGCTTTGTTGAACTCCGTAGCCTTAAAATGTGGTTTCTTTTTAATCGTATACGTTCCCGCTCTTCTTTTGCTGTATAGCTTAGGATCTATACCTCTAGGCGGCAATGCGTTTCTGCTACTTGCTGTTACCGCCTTTTGTCCACTACCTGCCCATGTCTCAAGGTCTGCCCCACTAAAATTGCCCCATCCATTCGCTGGATGATTGTGTATAAAGTGCTTACCTTCGCTTTCAAATGCATCATAACTCACACTACCTCTGGAACCCTTATAATAATGTGTCACATATCCATTATCATCCACTTGGACTCCCCATTCTCGACCACTCTTGGTGTGCTTATCATTAAAATTCTTGATAACCCTGTCTATACTTCCTGTATTCTTTGAACCATTCATCCAGGCAGGAAACAACTTCTCAGATGGTTTGCCTCTTCCGTTCGAAAATGATAGCCCTCTATCTCCTTGCTTTGTCCTGAATGCGTTTGCTCCTCTGCCACCCAATTGCTTTACCTCCACGAAAAAAGGACACTTCACAATGAAGTGTCCTAACATACTATAACTATGTAATATCTATTCTTCCTCTATCGGGAACCACAAACTGCTGTCGTCATTCACGCACATACATAAAGGATTGTTAAATGCATCCTCCTCAGATTCCCAAAACTCTTTAAGTTTTTTATCTCCAAGCATTCCATTCTCATAGAGGTCATCTATATTCTTGAATGTTATCTCCTCATCCGTATCATAATTAACGATTGATGCCGGACTATAATATATAAAATAATCTCCAATCCTGAATGCCTGAGCTTTCTTCATATGGTGTAAAAATGTGTCCTTAAGCATATCTCCCACCTAACCTCTCTTAAATGCTTTATTGTCATAATATTTCACCTGAATACTGTCAGGGAATTTATAACCTATATCACCGCCATATACAAGCACTCTCTTTGGCCTGATGCGCTTGAGTGCTTCTGTCATTCCATTATACCACATCTGCTTATTTTCGTCATCCAGCTTGACTCCAATAGTTGACACTGAAACAGTTCCACCCTGCTGTATACCGTCAAAACAGAATGTATATGTTTCTTTCTCAGCCCATGAAAGAGTTGGTATAACAGTGATACCAACGTCCTGCATCATCTGACCGATGAGGCGGCTTCTGTACACGTTCCATATCTTCATAGGCATTGGCATGTCCATGTACAGGCTGAAGTCTGGAGTAAATACACAGTCAAACTCTCTCAGCTTGTCCATGTACTGTTGCGGGCTGTTCCAGATACGTTCAAACTGGTAGTCGTCAATATAAAAATGCACTCCACATTTACGCTTCTTGGTGGATAGAACATAATTGAATGATATCAGCTCATCTGGCTCTGCGTTCTGCGCCTCGATAATCGGCATCTGGTAAAATCCCTCTGCCCTTGCTCCGTCAAAATCATCAAGGTTATATTCCTCGTATGTTCGCTCTCGTTCATCGCCGTAGTATCCGTCATCCTCATCATCCTCAAGCAGATCTGGAACATCAAAACCAAAGTCTGCCATGTCAAAATCCTCTATGGCTGTAAGCTCCTGGTTGAGTAAATCCAAGTCAAAACCACTGTTCATAGTCAGTTTGTTGTGTGCCAGGATGTATGCTTTCTTCTGCTGCTCTGTGAGCTCTGTAAGCCTTATACAAGGCAGTTCGGTATATCCAAGCTCCTTGGCTGCCAAGAGCCTACCATGTCCCTCTATCAGGACGTTGCCCTCGTCTATTGCAAGCGGATCATTGAAGCCAAACTCACTGATAGACTGCTTTATCTGCTCAACCTGTTCCTGTGGATGCTTCTTTGCATTCTTGGCATATGGTATTAACTTATCAATATCAACATACTCTATCTGCATATCTGCCTCTTCCTAGCTTCGATATAGGTTCGAAGCTATACTTTCTTACTCACTCTCTTCGGGATCACAATCTTGTACAGCGGTTTACATACATTCTTTACCTCTCCACCCCAATTTATAGTTGGCTGAAATTTGTATATCTTAGTGCACTTAACTATCACCTTTATCATAGCTATCGGTAAAGCCAATCTACCAAGTATCGGATGTATATATTCAAAACTATATTCAGGTCTCACAACCTCGAATCTTTTAATCTTACTCATATCTCACACCTCAAACAAAATAGCCCAGTGGGGAGAGATCAGCGTTCACTTTTCACAAGGGGAGTTTTACAACCACTGGGCACAAGAAAAGGGACACAACCGAAATGGCAAACAGTCATGTCCCTTATGAATCAATATTTCACGGTCTATATTACACTAAAACCATGTGTTGTGTCTGTGCTTTTAATGTGTTTTGAATGTGTCAGATTTTAAATAATCATTCCATATCATTTGAAATTCTTGCAGAGCCCACCCATGAGCATGTCTCACCCAATCGTAAGAGTATCCCATTTCGTCTGCGATTGCTTTCAATGACTTATAGTTTATATATCTTTGATATAATATCTCTGTATGTTTTGTGTTATACAACTGACACATCTGGTGAACTGCTTTATTTCGGAAATCTTCAAATGTTTTTCTACATTCGTTCATCTCAGTTTCAAGATCAACATACTTTCCAACTGTACGGCTCATAGTATCTGCCACGGCACTGGTTTGTACTCTTTCCTTTGAATAGTCAAATCCACCCGGATTCATCGCTATCGCTTTCATTTTGAAGTATTCATTGCTTAATCTGTCCATGTGATCTTCAAGCATTTTAACCTGGCTTAAATACTCTTTTGCTTTCACCGCCTCACCTCCTACTTGTTCTCCCGGATGGTGAAATCCAAGCCTGTTTCTTCCTTTAGTGTCTGTATCAGATCATCCCAGATAATTTCTTCATCACACAGCGCATCAGTCTTTAAATTAAATCTTTCGCAGAATCTCTCAAGCCTCTTCTGTCCAAAATCAAATTCATCTCGAAGTACCATGCAACTCATTATCAAAATACAATCTATTGTATTCAGTTTGATTTTATACACAGCTTCGTCAAGCTGCTTCTGGTTGACCTCAAGCGGAACAAACATGGCTCCTCTGACCTTGAGTTCTTTCTCTGCCGCTTCCATGCCCTGTGTCTTGATGACATTCATCAGCCATGCAGCCCCCGCCATTCTTGCTTCGTGTAGCTTTCTATCTGATTTTGCCATCCTTACACCTCCACTTCATCATCTGCCGGAAACCGGAACACCTTCGGTGGTGTGAAACAGAATGCCTGTTGATATCCACTACCCTGTAGGATTCCAGGACCGCCTTCACATGATATGTAACTTCCGTACATCTTCGTCATATCCTCCAGCACCTTCTCTGCCTTTCTCCTTGAGCTGTACGTTGCCATAAGTATGGGAGCTTCATCTGGCTTAATGTTGTCCCATGCATACATTACATTTGTCCTATTCTGCGCAAGGCCATCTATTGTGATGATTCCATCCTCATATTTAACATCGGTGTATCTTAAACCTTTCTGACTGATTAACCTCATTACTCCTCACCCTTCCTTTCTGCTTCAATCCATCTGAGTGTGCATTCATGACAATGCCCTGTGCATCTACAGCCATCAAATCCGGCCTCATTCGGACACATAATTATCTGTGTCAATTCTGTATCACTGAGCGACCGGATGTAATCTCCGTTAGTCATCGGCTCATAGTTGTCCACAGCATTCTTGGTGCAGTGTGCGCATGGCTCCTGTGTCTCGTCCATGCCTCTGTATTTACAGTTTTCGCAGCCTCTTTCTCTCTCTGGTACTATCTCCATCGCATCTCTCCCTTCCTGATCATCTCTCTAATGTTTATGTTGCTGAAGCTCTCATGGTAGCCCTTTTCACTCTGCATCAGTACATGGTGCTCATATACCTTGATGATTGTCCAGCGCTTCCAAACTCTCACCGGGACATTCTCCTCTTTTCCGTTCTTTGTGAGGATCTTCACCACCCGCCCCGGTCGGCAGATGGTGTTGTATATTGCGTCTATTTCAAAATCCGTCATGCTCATTCTCCTTTTACTCGGTCAGGAACTTATTGATGAAATACTGCTGTCCTTTGCCTGTTACCTTTGTTGTTCTAGTCTCCCTGACAGATCCATCAGAATTAACAACAGTGCTGATTTTCACCTCGAATAATCCCATGTCCATGCTTCTCTGAGTTGGTGCGTTTCTATCCGTTCTTTTATTGCCCCTGATCAAATATCCATTTTCTCTCAGCCACTCATACAGTCTGTTCTGTCCAATATTGACACCATTCTGTTTCAATATCTTGGCAAGTTCTCCGACCAATATCGATGTATGGCTTGCAGCTACTGCATCAGCAAATATAGCCTTAGGTTTCATGGTCTCAATCTGCTTGTCTCTCTCCTGTATCTTGTTCTGAGCCACCTGCAAGGCTCTGGCCATTAATTCATCATCCGTCATAGTCTCCTGCCCGGCTATGTAGCCGCCGTTCTTACGGATTGACGGCAACACCTCGGATGTTACCCAGCGTTTGAACCGCTTTGCGTTTGGGAGCTTGCTTGAAATAACAAGTGAGTAAAGGCCAGACTCATTAATTAACGTTGCCATCGTCCCATTAACGGTGAACGTTTTGTTCACCGTCACATCTTCATCATCAACATGGTCACGAATCGCTTTCTGCGGATTGTTATATCCTAATGCTGCAGCCACATCTTTCCCGACAAACCAAGGCTCTCCATCTATATTCACTGTTCTTATCTCTCCAAATTCTTTATTCTCAAATATCTTCAAATCGTTCATGTAATCAATCTCCTTTTCTTCTTGTTTTTTGAATCGGAGCACCATATAATTAACTTACAAGGTACTCCTTGCAATAAGACAATTTCCTTGCTGGCTAGGCGAATTGGGATTGTCTTATTTTTTTGTCTCTTTCATCTGATGTAAAATCAATCAATAGTTCAACAAAGTCCTTGCTCAGACTTTTGTTGCCTCTTAAGTTGACTATTGCCTCCTGAAAGGTTTCATCTGGCAATTCAACCATCAGCTCAATAATTTCCATAAGTTCAACCATATGTACACCTCCTACTCTTTACGCCCATTTCGGGCGTATTTCTTTCACGAAGTATAGCGTACAATATGGGCGTAGTCAAGTATAATTTAAGTGGAGGTTATATGTATGTTTGGTAAAAGGCTCCGTCAAATACGTATGGAAAATGGCTTTACTCAGCAAAAAACTGCTGATTTACTTGGTATAACCTTGCGTTCATACCAAAAATATGAACAAGGTGAGCGTTCTCCATCTCTGGATTGTTTAGTCAAGATAGCGGACATCTTCAATGTATCTCTTGACTATCTGCTGTGCAGAGATGCATTTATTCAATCTCACGCAAGATCCTCTGATGAATAGAAAATAAATCCTCTAGGTTATCCCATATTTCAAAATCACCGGTTCGGTCTCCAGATTCTATCTTTTGATAATATCTGAGACCGATACCCAAATAATCGGCAACTCCCTGTTGTGTCATTCCTTTTGTCTTTCTGGCATTCTTCAAATTATTTCTCATAGTAATCACCTCAGTTCTCTTACTGCTCCGTTATTTACAACCGTACTTGATGTACACTTGTAAAATCCCTGTTGATGCTCCACCACCTCCGGCAAAGTTATCAACAATAAGTTCTCCGTTTATCATGGCAGCACCTCCGGGTAATCATATATACTCAGCTGTACCGCCGGTACATCTTCCCACGGCACTCCGATATAGTCCAGGACTCTTCCCCAGCCGAACTTTTCTCCTGTCTCTGGAAAATAACCTTGTACAAATTTGATTCATTGACAAATATCGCAGTCTGTTTTCTTCCTAAACTGTCGATGACCTCATTAGTAATGACCCCATCTTCTTTAAGTCTTGTTTTCATCTGACTTACATTTCCTATCTCTAACGCCTTGCATACATCTGCTAAACAAAACATAGGCTTATCATCCACAACCGCTGTTCTAATCTCTCCAAATTCTTTATTCTCAAATATCTTCAAATCGTTCATTCCATACCTCCATCTATAAAGTCAAACAATGTCGGTGAGTCAACCTCATTCTCCTCGGACTGCAGATAGCCAACACCATCTCTGAAGTAATCCGGATTGAGCTCACATCCCTTGCCAAATCTGTGCATCTTCACCGCCATCATTGGTACTGTCATAAGACCGCCGAACGGATCATATACCACATCGCCCGGATTGCTGTACCTGTTGATAATCCTCTCAACAATATCAAGCTGCAGCGGGCACACGTGCATCGTTGCCCTTCGTCTGCTCTGTGTCGTGTTGAGTGTCCTCATCCTGTTGATGTCGTCCCATACCTCAAGCTGATTCCAAGATCCCGGAGCTACCACCATGAATGTAGCTGGAAGTCTGCCGTCAGTATCAAGATACTTTGCAAGTGCCACATGCTCCTCATAGTTGTATACGTGCTCTCTGCTGTACTGTCTGTACACTCTCTGTAAGTTATCCACAGATACACCCTCAAGCTCCTCTTTGCTTATCAGCCTGTCTCCTGAACTTCTCCAGTATCCATGAGCATCTATCTGCCACTGTGCTCTTGTGTACTCATCCTTGGACTTTGTAACCGGATCATCAGCGTATGCCTTACTGTGGTCTGTTGGCAGCTTGCGGAACAACAAAATGTATTCCGGACATCCCACACCCATCTTGGTGCCATCCTTGCACTGCTCAGTCCATCCAAGGCGGTACGTCTGGTTGTTCTCTCTTACAACATCCGTAACCACTGTTATCATTCCAAAATACTGGAAGCCATGACGCATATAGTGTTCTATGCAATCAGCGTGGAATGGCTCAATAGTCGGCATTCCTGTGCCAGTGGCATTTCCAAACAGCACTCTATCCTTAACGTGGATGGCTGCCACTCTTCCCGGCTTCAGCACCCTCAAAAGCTCCGGTGTCAGGAAGTCCATCTGTTCAAAGAACCGCTCTGTATCCTGATTGTGTCCGAAGTCGTTATAATTTGCGCTGTACTCGTAGTGATTGCCGAACGGTATCGACGTATGTATCAAATCAACGCTGTTGCTCTCCATTGCCCTTGTCTCTTCCACACAGTCGCCATACACAGCCTCATAATGCTTGCCTCTTACCGTTCTCTCTTCTCTTGTACCTTCCACACCCATCTTCCTTTCCAATCTCTCCGTCTTGTTTGCCGAATCAAGGCCATATTTCTTCACGATCTCGATCATCTTCTTGACCATGTGATTATGATTCTTCCACTTCTCGATCAGTGCATCCTTGATCTCCCGCTCATTCTCCATGTAGATGATGTCTATTACTACTGTGTCCTGCTGCAGGAACCTGTAACACCTGTGCACAGCCTGTATGAAGTCATTGAACTCATAATCAATACCAACAAATATCTCCCGGTGACAAAACCGCTGGAAGTTACATCCTGAACCACTGATTGACTTCTTGGTGGCAAATAACCTTGTCTTGCCATTGGAAAAATCTATAACTCTCTGTTCCCTGAGGTCGTAGTCCATGGATCCGTATATATCCACTGTCTCTGGCAATACTTTCTTGATTGCGTGTCTCTCTGCTTCCTGATCATGCCACAGAATAAAATGTTCCTCCGGCGAACTGTCAACTATCTCCTTCATCTTCTCAACCCTGGCATCTATGCTCTCACGCTTGATCTTTGCGGCTTCTTTAAGTCCTGTACTAGCCTGAGTGAAAAGCTCCATCTGGCCGTCCCTGTCAACTGAATCTCCGTAGTGTATTGGTATCTCGTGCCACCTCACATCCAATGGTGGAAGCACATAGCCGTCATCGGAATAATCAGGGTTGATGTCTGAAGGTTTTGTGATGAACAGCGCCCAGCTACTTACCCACAACCAGAACTCATCCTCCATGTTCGGGTACAGTGTCAGGTTATTTGCCTTTGTTGAATCCCTCTGGAAAAATCTTGTAAGTGCCTGTCCTGTGTCCATGACTTCAAGATATCCAGCATAGTGTATAAGCTCCTTGTACTTGTTCGGTGATGGTGTAGCGGTCGCTACGAGCTTGTAAGGTACATTTTTGAACTTGTCAAGGAACGTCTGGTATGTCTTAGATCCAAATGATCTAAGCACGGATGCTTCATCAAGTGAGGTTGCCTGGAAGTAGTCCGGTCGGATATCTCCGTCTCTCACTCTCTCATAGTTCGTCAGAACGATCTGACTTGTGCTTGCCTCAACCTCTTCCATGTTTCGGCAATATTCTGGCTTCTCATAGCCCAGGAGCTCCACAGCATCCCTTGTAAACTCCTGCTTAACTCCAAGCGGTAATACAATCAACGCTCTACCGCCGGTATGTTCCGCTGCAAGGTGGCAAAACTCTATTTCCTGTGCAGTCTTGCCAAGCCCAAACGACTCAAACAAGGCTCTACGTCCACCCTTCAGCGCCCATGCCACCGCATCACTCTGATGTGACTTTAGGGCTTTATTTATGCGGCTCTTATCGACCTCAAAGCCGCTGTCAGTAGCAAGCTCTATCTTGCTCTCTAAAAACTCTCTGTATGTCATTCACTTCTCAGGAACCCGCTATAGCATTACCCCGGCCGGAGGTTCGGCTCCTTTCGTGTGTTATTTGTTTAGATCATCGGCAAGGATCCTCACCGTTTCCTCATTTCCTCTATTTTTTCCCTAATCCTATCTGGTATCGGAACACCCTCTGACTTATCTTCCAGTACCTTAATTCTGCTTTCATTTCCTGCAGGCAAGGAACTTATCGCATGTTTCCTTAAATTGTCTATTTCAGTAGAACTGCCCTGAGCGATATTCTGAACGAGCTGCCTTACTTCGGTTGGCATTTTTGCGATTTCCTGTGCCCTTGCAACCTCAGTACGATAGCAACGCTGAAACTGTGACATTACAACTTGCTCATTGAAATCTTCATCTAACGCCCAAATTCGAAGTTGACTTGGAAGTCCAACTGCTTTCTGAACAGCCGGAGGCAACTTTGCATATTCTTCCGCCGAATTGTATGCACTGTTTCGTATTGCTCTGCTGACCAATGCCCATGCCTCCATTTCATTCAGCTCCTGCGGTTGGGTGATTGAATGAATTTTATCAATCAGTTGTCCAGGAGCCGGTGCGAACCCGCTTGTATTTGTTTGCATATAGACCTTAAATGCCATGGCAATTTCATCCTTGCTGTATTCCTCTAATGCCATAGTCCATGCATTAACCGCCGCTGTTCTACTAGGCGGGTTATAATTTGGATATGTAGCCTGCACCATAGCAAGTAAATCTTGCACATCTTCTCTTGTCATTAACTACTCCTCCATTCATTTAAAATGTCCCGCTCACCATTTCTTGAAAATGGCTGCTGATTGTTATTTTTGCTGATCTTATCCCATAAGATCCCCTTGTAGCTGTTTCCCATTGACAGGTCGATTACATCTACCACCGCCGCATCTCCATTTTTCTGTGCCTCTTTGGATATTTTGGTTAGTAACGACTTCATGCCCTGTTCAACATAATCCTCTTTTCTGGCAACCTTATACTCAATCCATTCTCTGACTTTCTCCAAAAGAAAATCCGACATGGAATAATTCAGTATGAGCCTATCCAAAATCTGAATACTATCCTCTTTGGTCTTACGTACTCTTTTCGTTTTGGGCTCATCATTTGCCACCTGCAAGGGGGCTATAAGGGGTGTATTGTCTAATCTTGTTTCCTCTAATTTCCTTTTCTCTTCTCTACTTTCCTTTCCTTTACTCTGTGTATTTCTTCCACCATTTATCGAATTTCTTCCGTCAAAAATTGAATTTATTACCACTTTTTTATTATTTTCGGGTACAGCAATTAAAAGGTACTCTTTTTTCAGTTCAATCTTTTCTCGCTTGGACGTAGCATTCAAATATCTTTTTTGCACCCCTTCAGATGTTAAGATATTGAAATCATTAAAAAGTTGTTCTGAAAAAATGTCCCTTCTGATACAAGCTGCCACTATATCTGCTATTAAATTTTTATTGTCACTCGGTAAACCGTTCTCCGACATAAAGAGCAACAACGAGTCTGTAGTCCATTCACAGTAGTAACCAAATCCTCCATAGATTTTCTGATAGAGTTTGACAAGTACCGCAAAGCCTTTCAGTCCAAATTCAGCTTGTATCAATCTGACCTTTTCTTCCATGTGGCAATCCAATTCAAAGTAATCAAGTCCTGCTTTGGTTGGTCTGCCTGCCATTTATCATCTATACCTCCTTGATTCTGATTCCATATATGTGGAGCATCAACTTGCGCTTTATAATGTATTCCTTTGTTCTCATGCCCTTCGCATCTTCAACAACCATGCAGTTGTTTTCTAAGTCCCAATAAACAAAATCAGCCACATATGAGCACTTACGCTCCAGGAGCTTTCCCGGTTTGAATCTGCCCTTGTTGGGTCCTTTTTCATATATCTCATTTGTGTGTTCTCTCTGAGCTGGTATAAGCTCAAATTCTCTCTGAAGCTGCAAGCCTGTTATCTTGCCAGCTTTCTCAAGCAATTTCAGCTCTGTATATCTCTGAGCTTCTTTCTTGCTGTCGAATGTGATGCCGTCTATTACAACCTTCCTGTTGCCGTACTTGGCTCTTGACCTGTTCCGAGCCATCGATGCTCCTTTCCCCCTGTCACCCTCAAATAAAAGCAACAGGGATATATGCTAAGACATTACGCTGCGTGTTGTGATGTATTATGTAATGTCAATGTAACCTACTTGAAACTTCCAAACAGTGCTGCCTCGGCAGCGTTCATCTCTTGCTGTGGATTTTCTGCCGGTGCTGGCTGTGGATCCTGAACACTGTTCTGTGTATTCTGAGTATCCTGTGGCTCTGCCTGTGGAGCCTGTGCTTCTGGTTCATTCATCTCTGTTGCTGTGGCTTCCACATACTCATCATTGTCATTCTCAACGTATGTAGGATGTCCCTCAGCGTCCAAGGTTGCCATGTCACCCTCAAATGCTTTCTGGAGATCTATGCTCATTACTCCCCACTTACTGATTAGCTGACGGAGCATTGTCTTGTAAGCCATTCCATCAAAATTCTTGTACCAGAATGATGAATACATCCATGAATCTCTCGGATCATAATTGCCAGCCTCATAGTCAGCATATGATACTCTCTGCTTCTCTCCGTACTTTGTCTTGACCTTTCCAGCGTCCTTGTAGAATGCCGGTGCATACTTGTCCGCATGAGCAAGCATCTGAGCCTTACTCCAATACATTGTCTTTCTGAATCCGTTCACAAGCTCAAACATTGCATAGTAGCCGATGGTCTCAGCCTCTTCACGCTTGTCCCAGTCATCAACCATGAGATTGACCTTGATATCCTCGTTGAGTGGGTCGAAGTATTCCAACTCCCCTTCCTTGATTGCGACAACATTCAGTCTCTTATACTGACCGGAACGGATCGCAAGCTGAATATATCCCTTATATCCCATCTGGAACTGAGCTTCCTTGACGCCAGTCTTTGTATTGTTGAATGGGACCATGTAATAATGTCCGAGCTGTGGAGATGGCGAAAGCTGTAAGCTCTCACCAAGAAGTGCAGCTGAAAGAATCGACTGATTCGTGCACTCCTGAAGTGTAGGGTTGGTGTTATATGCTGATACGATAGCAGATATGAACCTCTGTCCATTCTTGCCACCAACCACCTTGTTGATCTGATTCTTGATTGCATCTTTTGTAAGATACTCTGTAATTCCCAGATTCTGCTGTGCTTTACTTTTTGCTACTAAACTGTTATTTACTGCCATTATTTCTTCTTACCTCCTATGAAAACTAAAACGATTATTGTTATGCATATAATTAACGTGATCTGCACTGATGCTGCCATGTGTTACCTCCTAATGAATAATCATATCTTCTAACATCTTGCGCAGTACCTCTTTCAGAGCCTGTGGCATTTCCCTTATGTTGTCCTTGTTTATATTGGCTTTTGGCAATATCTTAAATAAGACATCATCTATGAGGTCACTCATAATCTCGTTAATGTCTCCCTCAGCTTTGGACGCTTCCATGGCTCTACTTATCAACTCTTCTGTAGCAACCTCTCCATATCTTTTAGCAAGTGACTCCCTTAAACTCTTCATTGCAAGTGCTAACTCCATTACTAGCACCGGAGTATTCCCTCTCATTGATACTGAGTCTATTTCTACTTTAATCATCTTGTATACCTCCTACTTAATCGCTCTAAATGTTATATTTCTGCTCTGGAAGAACTCTCTCAAGGCTGCTGCATCATCCGTTGTAAGTTCAACCTCAAACTTGACTACCATCTTCTGTGGTTCCGGCTGTGATTCCTCTACTGGTGCTGGCTGTGCATCCTCAGGTGGTGTCATAGCCTTTGCCATTGCGGCTCTCTGCTCCTCGGCAACCTTTTCCTGTGCCTTGCGCTCTTCCTCAGCCTTTCGTCTTGCCTCTTCTGCTGCTTTTCGTGACTCTTCCTCAGCCTTTCTCCTTGCCTCAGCTTCTGCCTTTGCCTTGGCAATCTCTGACATCCTCTTAGCCTCTGAGATGGCCTTGTTGATGTCTAATGTCTCCTTGAATACCTCTGTAGCCTCAAATCCAAACTCCGGGAGCTGGCTGAGTGTAAGCACTCCGTTGCCGATCTCATACATCTTTGACCTCATCTGATCTTCGATACTCTTCATTGATACCGAAGCATTCAACCACTTAGGATCCTGTATCTTCTCAAGCGTTACGAAGTTCTGGAAGCCGATAGTCGCAAACAACTCTTCAATGGCTTTCTGCTTCTCGATCTTGCGTTTCTCGTCAAATGCCTTGACCTGTTCATCTATCACCGCTATAGGCTTGTCTATAATGCCTATAATCTCGTTGATCTGAGCCTTAAACACATTAAACGGCTGCATGTATTCTTTCTCTCTTCTGATGCGCTCATCATTGAGGGCTCTCTTCAGCTTGTTCAGATTGGCCTTGTCTGCCTTTGCGTCCTTGATCTGGTCATCTGTGTAGACAAGCGTCTCATAAAATGAGACCTTAGATGTAAGCTCAGCCTTGAGCTCCTCATAGTTAAAATCAATCTTCTCTGGTATCGCTACCTCATTAACTCTTAATTCCATTTTTAACCTCCTAATTCAGCACCAGCTCCATCTGGTGACTCTCCTTGTTCTCTCGCACCATTGCCATAATGCGTGCTGTCTGTCGCTGTCTCTCTTCCTCGCAGTCACAGTGTTCGCCCGGGTCTAAGTAAGCGCCACACTGTGGACATTCGTTGTAATACATTGCCATTTCCTTTCATATCTCCGGGAGTATCAGCGGCGGCTCTTTCTTCACCTGTACGCTCTCCCAGAACTCTCTCTCAGCATCAATAAGATACTGGATGTCATCCTCTACCTCCGACCGCTCTATCGGATAGTGTTTGGTCTGCAAATATACCTCTCCATCAATTTCAAACTTGAGCTGTGCCTTGAGTACCGCATATTCAAACTCTGTCACCATCAAGTAATGAAGCACCTGTATGTAATAGTTATCTGGCACTCTGTTATCCCATTTTTTCTTCTGACTTGACTGCAGGATCTCTGTGGTCTTGATCTCAAGCACACCATTGCGTCCATCCTGGTCCATAAGCCATCCGTCAAGGCTTGCATGCGCCCATGGGTACTTATCATTCGTGAACATGTTGTTTTCCACATATCCAACTTGATACTGTGGATAATCCAACTTGAATAACTCCCTCAGATGCTTTTCTGCCTCTGTTCCATACTTGACATAAGGCTTATCTGATATGTCCTCCGGCTCTATGCCGTATGCTTTCTCTTTAAACAGTTCCACGTTTGTCTTGTATGGGCTCATCCCAAAGATGGCCGAGGCATCAGAACCGCCTATCTTGGTTCTTGCCCTAAGCCACTCTTCATGACTTCCGAGCACTTTCATCTCAACCATGTTCTATTCCTCTCTGGCATCTTCAATGCTGTTCATAAGTTCAAGCACGCCATAAAGTCCCAGCTCCGTGAACACGGTTCCAAGCAAGTACGCCACCAATCCTACCGCCGGCAGTGCAAGCAGCACTTCTGCGTTGAATAAGATGTTGTAGGCCAACAGCAAAAATAAAATAGTCATTATTACAAGGCTCACCATCTTGACAGCCTTTGTATCCATGTTCTTCCTCTTCATTGCTTTTCTTCCCCTTTTCTGCTATGATTTTCTTGAGTATTTTTCTATGCACCGGCGGAACTGCTATTCCAAAGGTGCTTTTTTATTGTCAGGGATCTAATTCATCCCAGTTTATGACGGCTTCTTTTGCTACCTTATTTATGTCGAACGGCGGCACTCGTCTGCCAGCGTCAAGCTGTTTCTTGTACTTCAGATAATCCACCAAGGCAAGCACATTGACCCTTGTTACTCCGGCACCATCCAGTATGGTGTATGGTCCATATCTGCCAGACTGGACATATCTGTCAAGATCTGCTATACGTCTGGTTGCTGTAGATAATGACATCTCAAATATCTTCATCATTTTCGCCTTGCTTATGTACGGCAACCGGCCAATCTCCCTGACACCTATTACCTGTATGTCTTTGACCGCTCTGCTCATCACTCTCACTCTCCTTTCTCTATGACCAGCCTCAGCCCAACCGCTTTTAGTAAGCTGTCGGCATTGGTCAATGTCATTCCTCTCTTATCTGATTCCCACATGTACAAGCTCCTGTCGGTAAATCCTGCCTTTTCAGCCAATTTACGCTTTGACATGCCCTGTCTGATTCTTTCTCTCTCAACGGCCTGTAATATTTCACTTTTATCCACTTGACTACCTCCTTGTATTTAGATACGATATATATACTGGTATGAACATATGTTTATAACCAAATACATAGAAAGGAGCGCAACTATGGAAACTTTCAAGACATTTCCTGCTACTAAGGCTGATGCACTGACACTGCTTTACCTTCAGAACCAGGACTTATCAGACAAGACCATTGAAGAGATCGTAGCTTTGTATGACAACATATCTAAAAGAGCTATTAAAGCTTGTAATGTAAACGTAAAGCTTAGATAATCTCTTACTTAGTCTTTTTTGACTTACCAAGCCGGGCTCTTGTTTTCATCATGGAGTCAAGAGTCCGTGTCATGCTGTCCTTATACTCGTAGTAACACTTATCGTTCCTGATCTCCTTGCACAGGTACTTTATCGTCTTGTCCACTTCTTTCTTAAGCTTCTTTGTCTTCATCGTTCCCATCTCCTTTCCTTCTTGATTTCCAAATGTCGAAAATCAACCTTCCGACAAATGTCCCAATGGCTATGCCAATGATCGTGGTCAACATCTTTTCTTTACCTCTCATCTGTATTCTTTCTGAATTATGAGTGTGTCGATAGGCTTATACTCCAGCAGCTTTCTGATTGTCTGGAGCTCTTTTCTTATCTGTACAAGCTCTGTGTATATCTTCTTGAGCATTTCTTCCCTCCTTTCTCCTTGTCGTCTCCATCATTTCACCCTATAATTTCCGTAGGTGCTTTTAGCATCAATCCATACGAAAGAAGGTGAAACTATGCGAATTTATGCTTGCTTACTTGGCGAATGGGTAGATATAACCGAAACTGCTACCGTTGCAGATTGCCAGGATCCTGTTACATATTTCAAAGAGAACTTGAAATATGAAAATGGTTCACGATATGCAAAATGCTTTGAGTACGATTACATTCATATCCAGTACCAGGGCAAAGACTATCGAATAAATCCAGCATTTATTCAGATTGTCAAGGAATAAAATTCTGTTTAAGCAGGAGGTCAAGTTCCTTTGGTGGCTCAAAGGTTAACTTGGCTTCTTGTGTCTCAAAACCAGTCACAACGATATGGTTGATTCTGCTCCACTCTGCATGTGTCATACCTTCCGCAAGATCGATTATCTGCTCTGCTTTTTCTTTGGTTATCAACTATGCCTCTCCTTTCTCTTATCCGTTTAGTCCACATTTTGCAAACTCATATGGTAAAAAAATATTTTCCTCTGGGAATCCACAAATGCTTGCAAAGAGACACAAATCTGCTTTAGACATCTTAGTATTGTAGCTTTCCCAACTGCCTATAGTAGCTCTTGATACTCCCATTTTATCAGCCAATTCCTGCTGTGAAAGCTCTGCATTTACTCTAACGGCAGCTAATTTAATTTTAATTGGCAGCAAAAACTATCATCTCCTTTCATTGAGCATACTTGAATAATACTCCGCATTTTGCAAACTGTCAATACATTTTGCAAACTTTTTTTACTTTTTGCATTGCTATATTCCGCAAAATGAGTATAATAGTCATTAAAGGAGCGTGAAAAGGATGGGAAAGAACCAATTTGCTAAATTATTAAAATACTACCTCAATCTGAACGGGAAAACTCAAGCTGATATGGTCAATGCATTAGGATATGATAAATCAACTGTATCTGGCTGGTGTTCAGGCGCAAGAGTCCCTAAGATTGATACAATTATAGATATTGCCAAATACTTACATGTCGAACCGGGAGACTTGATTGTTGAACCAGAAACCAAGCCTACATATTACTTTGACGATGAAACAGCTCAGAAAGCACAAGAGATATTCGAGAACAAACAGCTCTCTCTTCTCTTCGATGCCGCAAGGGATGCAGAGCCAGAGGACTTGGAGACAGTTCACACAATGCTCATGGCTCTCAAGAATAAAGAGAAACGATAATGCACATAAAACATCCCACTGATTTTGTTATTGTTTTTCTGACTACATTTGAAAGGGATGATTTCTTTGGAATATATAAACGTACAGATGATGGATTTAAAATCTACCAAGATTAAAGAAACCGTGACCAGTAACGAAGATGGCTCTTACACTATCTTCCTCAATTCACGATTCACTCAGGAACAGCTAAATGACGCTTATATCCACGCTATCGGACACATAGACAGGGACGACTTCAACAAAGGCTCTGCCGATGTTATTGAGGCTTATGCGCATGGATTGCAAAAATAATTAACAAATGAAGGGATATACTTATGCAAGAATTTCAATTTCTCTTATATAAAACAGAACAAGAGGATGTATCTGTTAATGCTTTGATAAAGGACGATACCATATGGCTCACACAAAAAGGTATGGCTGAGTTATTTGGTGTCCAGATTCCAGCCATCAATAAGCATTTGTCTCACATATTTGCCGATGGCGAATTAAACAAGGAAGTGGTTATTTCCAAAATGGAAACAACCACTCCACATGGAGCATTAGACGGCAAAACCCAATCAAAAGAGACTATGTTTTACAATCTGGATGCCATAATATCGGTAGGATATAGAATCAACTCCATACGAGCTACACACTTTAGAATATGGGCAACCAACATTTTAAAAGAATATATAACAAAGGGCTTTGTATTGGATGATGAACGTCTTAAACAGGGCAAAACCGCATTTGGCAAAGATTACTTTAGAGAACTTCTTGAAAGAGTTCGTTCGATCAGAGCCAGCGAACGCAGAATATGGCAACAGATTACAGATATATTCGCAGAGTGCAGTATAGATTATGATAAAAATTCACAGATCACTCATGACTTTTACGCAATGGTACAAAATAAATTTCATTATGCAATCACTGGACAAACTGCTGCTGAAAAAGTATATACCTCTGCCGATCACACAAAAGAGCACATGGGACTTGTTACATGGAAAAACGCCCCAGATGGCAGAGTTTTAAAATCCGATGTCTCTATAGCAAAGAACTATCTTGACGAAAAGCAAATTCGTCAGCTTGAACGTACTGTTACCGGATATTTTGATTATATTGAAGACCTTATAGAACGTGAGAACACATTTACCATGGAAGAGTTTGCCAATAGTGTAAATGAGTTTCTTACATTCAGAAGATATAATATTCTGCCTGACAAGGGATATATATCCTCAAAGGCTGCAAAAGCTAAAGCAGAGAAAGAATATTCGTTGTTCAACAAAAACCAAAAAATAGAGTCAGACTTTGATAAAGCTGTTAAGAAGATGATTGATAAAAATAAATAAAAGTCCAGAGCGTTGTCACTTCCCTCATAGCGGGAGGACGTTGCTAAGGACTTGTTATTAAATCCCCCAGGTGGTGGAACACCTGAGGGAAGTTACCCACAAACCGAAGGCTTATGAATAACGCTCTGATCAAGCTACATTATATCATAAGCCTTCTCATTTTAGTAGGCTTATTTTTTATGCCTATTTTTAGATAGGAGTTGATATTATGTGGTCAGAAATACAAAAAAATGGAACCGTAAAGTATTGTGAGAGGTACACAGATCCGCTCACAGAGAAGGTGAAGAAGGTCACCGTGACGATGCCTAAGGCATCACCTCAGAACAGAAACAAGGCGGCAAGGATCCTTGCCGGGAAGATTGAGAAAGCCGAGACTTCCTCTCCTGTCCGATCTGATACAACGCTAGGGGAGCTGGCTGATGCTTATATAGCATCATTACGGCAGTGCAAGAGGAAAGAAAGTACAATTGTAACTGAGAAATCATATATATATCGTTGTGTAAGCACAATCGGTAATGATGTACTCGTTGACAAACTTTCTCCCCGCTATATATATGATCAACTTCTTGCTACCGGTAAAAAAATCAGCACAATAAACGGATATATAAAATATCTGAAATTTGCTCTAAAATGGGGGGTGAAAAACGACTATCACTCAAATCATGATATACTATTAAAACTCGACTATATCAGTGAAGAGAGCTCCGACGAAATACCAGAGGTATATGACATCAGCAATGAATATCTTGAACATGATGAGATAACAAAATTACTTAATTACTATATAGACAATAACCACTGGCAGGACTACTATATATCCTATTTTCTGATTCTTACAGGCATGAGGATTGGGGAGCTTGTGGCACTTGAAGATTCAGACGTGGATATCAAGTCTAAGACCATCCACATTACAAAGACTTACTATCCCTCTACTAAGCATGCTACGTCCGCTAAGACCAAGGACTCGATTCGAGATATTCATATACAACCGGAATTGCTCACACTCATCAAAAAGCTGCGGCTATGGCGCAAAGAGGCTATGTTTGAAAGCGGAATTAAAAGCACTCTTTTTATGCCGCACTTGAAGACAGGCGGCTATTTATCCTATGGAACCTATAACCTACACTTGAAGACAGCCGCCTCTGAAGTTCTTGGCAGAGAGATAACTCCGCACAAGCTGCGGCACACACACGCATCGATTCTGGCAGAAACTATGTCAGCAGAACAGATATCCCGCCGTCTAGGCCACCATGACGACAAAATAACAAAAGCTATTTACATTCATATCACTAAAAAAATGAAGCAAAAAGACAATGCGGCTGTCGACACAATATCAATTATCAACTTAAAAAAATGACCACTCAGTTTTCACACTGAATGGTCATCTTTTATTTTTTTGCCCCTAAATTGCCCCTAAAGGCTCTCTCACAATTGTCGTACACAGCATAAACCCTTGATTCTTCTAGCTATTCATACATTGTAAAATTATACATATTGTACAATTTTGTATCCATAAATATCCTACCACTTATCGCGTTAAAGTGCTACATTTTTATCCATACAAAAACAAAGGAGATCATTATGACAGACTTAAACAATGCCGAAACACAAACCGATGCCCCCTGTTCCGCCATCAATTATTGTAACCTCAACGGATACGAACTCACCGCAGAAGAGAAGATAATCTTTCTTAGTTCCTATGTATCCCGCATTGACAACGAGACAGTGTATCAGCCCGCAACCAGGGAATTTGTCCAGAATTTCAATGTAGATGCAGCCATCAGCATAATAAACAATTATGCCACAGCAGACTCATTTTTCAGAAGAATGACAGGTTCATTTCCGTATATCAAAAACTCGCAGCGTTTTTCATCCCCGGATATATATTTTCTTCTATTGGAGTTAAAACTGTACATCAACGAGAGACGGCGCGTAATAGCAAAAAATAATTCAGCGGACACGCTCTCTATCATTGAACAATACAAAAACCGTTACTCGTTCAACCAGTCAGCCACCCAGAAAATGGAAGCCCTGCACAGCATAAAAGGTTTCGCACATCCATCTTTCTTTGTGCCGGAAACCGTACTGTACATAAACGAAAACTCTATCCTGTACGTACACTCAGCTTTGCGCTATATCGATATGCTTCTCGAATACATGCAGCGGAATGACAATTCTATAGATTATGAAATTTATTCTTTTTTTCAGAACTTCAAATCCATGTTATTCAACAACGAGCACGACACAACGCCAACATATATAATCGAACAGTCAAGAGATTATATCTATAGCATTCTCGGAAATAGCAAAAGAAAATCTAAGATGACTGACATATGCAAATACGCAGCCTTCGTGGAAAGTCTCACAGAACTCGGTAACGCCATAAGCGCATCCAATATGAAACTCTAA